TCCTGTCTTATCTTTAATTCAGTCATAATTAATTACAGAACTTATCCCATGTTTCATTATGGGCAAGTATACGCCTTGCAGTTCCATTAGAAAGTTTATCATTGTCAGAAATAAGGATAGGCTTTACCCAACTACAGTAAGTCTTTCCTCCCCCAACGGTTACGCAACTTGCTAACAACAGAGTCATTAGACAGACGCTCAATATCTTCTTCAATTTTATCTCGCTTCCTATTTTTTTCTATTGCATCCTCAAGTTCTTTTTTCTCTGCACTATTCTTACCTGCTTTATATGCAAATAAAAGAGGTAATATTTTAGTGAAGATATTAACAACTGAGGATACAATAGAAGATATTACAGGCATTTTGTTTCTAACCTTTTTCTTTAGCTTTACCTATTGTTAGAGACAAAAATTCTACTGCTTTATAAATTTTACCCATAACAGTATCAGAAGAAGGTGTTCGTGTACCAGCTACAATAATACTAGCTATGGTAACGATACCTGTTAACGTACTTAGAATTATGTCGCTATTGTCTATGATAGTTTGAAGCATGTTAAATCCTTTCTTAGGTTGCTTGTTTCTCTTCTATATATTTAGTGTAGTGTTTTGGATTACTTTTCTTAGAAAGTTTATAAACTTCAGATACTAATGTATTCTCCCCATAAAAATTGACTATCATTTCAACTTGAGGATTATCAAACAACTTTTCACAATCTTGTGCCATTGCAAGAAGCTCACCAGTAGTCCAGAAATGACAGTCGTTTATTTCTACTGGCATATATTTAGGTCTTATACCATCATCTAGCTTTTCTTTTTTCTGTTCATCAGAAAGACCTTCTATTGAACAATCAAAACCAAACAGATGGAAGTTCCTAAATCCAAATATGTGCATCATGCCAATTGATCGCATCGCTGCACATGTACCTCCACTAACAAACGTAGCGTTTTCTTTATCTATTTTTAAGTTATAGTCTATCTCAATCTTACCACTTACTATATCAGCAACAGCTTGAGAGAAAGCATGCCACCCATATACATTCTTTGTCTTATCCATTATTAACTTAGTAACACTAGGATCAGTCATAGACGCGATAAAGAATTTAGTAACTGGATCAATCTCCTTAAACAACTCTGTTCGCACAATACCGTGTGTACTAGTTCCAGTTATCGGGCGAGGGTCAAGTATAACACATGCCCAAGGTTGAATACCAGCCTCCAAAAGTAAAGGATAACTATGTTTTACACACACTATTTTAGCATCGTATTTTTTCTGAACAGCTTTTAATTCTTCAAAGTCCATAGAAGGACCAGCGGATGCTACAATTACATGTTCATTATTAACATCACAGTCTTGAACAAAGTCCCAATCTTTTATTAACTCTACGTTATCGTTTATGTTGTCTAGTATATCGTCTTTAGGTACACAATCTTTAGGCTGAATTATAATAGGCGTCCTATTTAATTCTTTAGGTAGATCAGCAAGGTCATCTGTTTTTAATCTAACAGCTAGATGAACAGTACCGCCATCCTTCACTTTATCTTGAGAAGGTAAGACAAATATCCGTGTTCCTTTCAGAGATTCTACAAGACGATTAGTTCCTAGAAACTCATCACTAGGAATTTTGTCGTTTATATCTTTACTATAGTAGTCATCTAAAGCTACTACAGGAACATGTATTAGGTTTTCATAATCAGATAAAATAGTTTCTTCACTATGACCACCATCTATAAAAGCAAAGTCAGCTTTCTTTAACTCTTTCTTTGCTTTCGGCATAGTTTCTTTTGAGTCACCTTTTAATAAAGTAAAGGTGAACGTCTTCTTATCTTCTTTCATCTTACCAGCAAAGTCTTCAAGACGTTTCTTTACTGCATCAAAATTATTATGAGGCTTAGTGTTTTGTTCCTTACGATCTATCTCAAATGTTGCATCTTCAAACAAATCAAAGCCAGTATAGTGTACTCGTTTGCTATTTTCAAAAGCAGCCAAGGCCATCTCTATAGCTCTACCGCCATTCCAAGTTCCAACCTCTACAATTCTTTTAGGTTTATACTCTCTAATAAGAACAGCTAACTGATGATAACGAGGTAAGTTTACATCAGGGGTAACAATATCTTCGCCTATAGTATTTTTTAAATTACCTTTATAATGGATCATAAAGTCTGCTAACTTAGATTGAGGGAAGACAGCTAGACCAGACGCACCCTCACTTAAATTATGAACCTTCATGCCATGCGCTGCATATATCTTAATGAACCTAGTCATAATAAAAGCGTCGGTCCACTCTCGGTAGGCCAGCACTTCGCCTATATCATAGCATCCTCTTATATCAGCTAAGAAGTAATGGCTATGCATTGTGTCTAGATTAAAACCAATAAATCCTGTCTCACTAAAATCAATGTCTGTTCTTCCTAAATGTATTAACTCTGAATCTTTAGGAAAAGCCTGGAACAAAATTTCTTCAGACAAAGGGGATGTAGTCAGTACATCTGCATCCATCCATATAAGCCAGCCACCCTTTGCTTCGTTCTCTGATATCTCAAGAAAGTAGTCTGTGAGAGCATATACTTTATGACAGAAGCGTAGAGCATCCATGCGAAAGTCATAAGGCATCTGACCATTAGATGTACCGTCATAGCCTTTCATCTTATCCAAGAAGATAGCTCTGTCTTCAACCTTATCTAAGTCTCTGTATTCAATAATAGGTGACTTAGGAAAGTCTTTCTTCTGTTCTTCAGTTACAGTGTCATAATAAACAATAAGCTTTAAGTCATCTGCCCAGTGTTCAACGACAGAATCCAACATTTTTTTTGCATATATGTCGTAGTGTTTACCTGAAAAAGATGTTACAAATCTAACCATTTACTTTAACCATTTCTGAATATAATGCTGACCACTCCATAGCATACTTATTATCTATAGTTCTTCGCCCATCCCAATTTCTGTATATAGGACCGCCTGTGGTGAAGTGTACACACTTAGGTTTTAAGTTAGCAGGGGAATGTCCATCTAACCAGTTCCACTCTTGAGGTATAGACCCTATAAGATTATTCTCATACTCTCTCTCAAGAAAAGCAAACCTATGTAACCAAGAACCATTCCTTGTATTTACATCATGCACAGTAAAATCTTTTAGTGCTTCATGCCCACAGTTCCACATAACAAAACTAGACCAGTTCTTTCTCTTATAATTAGACTGAACACGGTTATCCATTTTTAAACCGCCGTCTGTAACATGGTCGTGTTTCACACAACTAACAGCGAATGAAGGATTACAATACTCATTAAACAATTCAGATATGTCTGTATTCACAAACATATCGCAGTCCATAAATAAAGCGTACCCTTCAAATTGATTTAAGAAAGGAACTAAAAACCTAGTGAAACTAAATTCAGTTGAGAAAGGTTTACCATCAAAACAATCTACAAATTGATTGTCCTCGTTTATTTCTTTTCCTCTGAAGTAAAGACCCGCTCTTCGTAGAGCGTTCTGCTTTAGTGGGATTATATCTACGGGATGGTTTGTATTTTTTCTTATGCTGTAGGACAGAACATCAAAGTAAGTCTTTTCTTTTTCGTCATACCCTACATATATTTTGTATGGTTTATCTAACATTTTTATATGGTCAGGGGTGAGGACAATACCCCACCCCCGTACTACCTATTCTATTGGAATTACTTTTTTATGTTGATCGTCAGCTTTCATTTTTAACCTGACCTTCAGTAGACCGTCTACCATCTCTGCGGCAGCTACAACATAGTTAGGATTTAAAGAGAATGTTCTTTTAAACTTTCTCTTTGAAATATTTTTTACCACAATAGTATCGACTATTTCTTCTTTTAATTCTTTTGTATTGTAGAAATCACTTGAAGCAACAGTTAAGAAACCATCTCTTTCTTCTACTGTTATATCCTCTTTAGAATATCCCGCTAGAGCAATTTCTAAAATATATCCTTCATCCCCATCTTTAGAGATATCGTGGAATGGGAATGTAGTTGCATTATCTTTATGGAAAGATAGCATTGGTGAAGATAAGTAATCTTCAAAACCAACACTGAAGTTTCTTAACAAGTCTTTCACATTATCATTTATGGAATGAAGTGCGTTATTATTATGTTGTAATAATTCTATGTTCATTTTATTCTCCTATTAAGCAAGATTATGTAGCACACAATATGTCATGCCGTAGAAATATTACTATATAAATGAACTGTAGTCAAGAGAATTTTTCACCTCTAAACCAACAAGTCATAGCAGACCTTTCTCCCTCTTTCACTTTAGTTACTCTGTGAAAAATAAAAGAAGGGAAGACAACAATACTTCCTTGTCTCCTCATTTCTTTTACAGTTTTAAATCTATTAGGTGCTTGAGGATGAACAAAATTTTGTACTTGAAAGTCACCCCCTTTAAACTCATCGTTGAGTGTTATAGAGATAGCTAACTTTCTGAAGTAAGGATCACTTTGTTTCTCTACTCCTGTATCTACGTGCCAATCATAGAACTGACCCTTACCATAA